AACTCAACTTAGTGTAAGTGGGGTAACCACAATCAGTCAGGGAAGAATCCAAGCAAATGCTGATGCAAATATCAGATTTGGTAATGGCGCACTATCTGGATCTGTAGTTAGAAATATTGCAATTGGTGACCAAGTTCTTCAGTCTATGACTGGTGGTTCTGGTAGAAACATTGGTGTGGGTGAGTTTGCACTTAAGAATGTTTCTAGTGGTGCATATAACCTTGGACTTGGTATCAGAGCGGGTGAGAAGATAAACACGGGATCTTACAACGTAGTCCTCGGTGGATTCAATGGTGACTCCAGTGATTTAGGTATTATTAATTCATCAAATAATGTTGTAATTTCTGATGGACAAGGAGACATCAGATTCTACTCAAACGGAAGTAAGAGCACTGGTATTAATACTACTGTTCTTTCAAATGAAGATGTAACAGTTGGTGGTAGTTTGACCGCAACACCTTTCCACGGATCTGGTACTGGACTTACAAATATTCCTGCGGATCAACTAACTGGAGTATTGCCTAGTATCGATGGTAGTAACTTAATTAATGTTACTGCAAGTGGCACTGGTGTTAACGTTCTGAATAATCAGAATAATCTAGGTGTCGCTGGAACATTTGATTTTAGTGCTGGTATTAATGCAAACTTTGGTGTTGGATTCTCAACCATATCTATTGATCCTAACTTAGGATTAAGTCAGTTAAATGTTTCTGGTGTTTCTACATTTACTGGTGTAAGTGTGATGGCGGATATATTATCCTCTAATATAAACAATACTGGGATTATTACCGCATCTCAAATTAGATTTGGCAACATTGGAGCGATAACCAATCTAAATTCTGATATGCGTCAAGCAAATACCTTGACGTTTGGTGACGGGGAAATGTCAATGTTTACCCGATTTGATGGTGGTCAGAATTATAGTCAGATAGTTGTAGATAATTATCCATTTTACATTGGAACACAGGGTGACCAGGGTGGTAATTATTATTACACCACTCTATTAACTGTACATCCTGGTAACGATTCTGGTACTTTTGGAAACAATGATGCTTATTCTGCTTTAGGTCATGGACAAAATATAAGTAATGGTGCTGGTGGCAATACATTATTCAGAGTAAAAACTACTGGAACGGGTGTTACTGTATTTGGTAATTTAGATTTACTTTCTGGCGATGTAAGTGTTTCTGGAGTTATTACAGCGACATCATTCACTGGTTCTGGTGCAGGACTAACCAGTATTCCTGCAGCACAACTTACAGGATCACTACCTGCGATTGATGGTTCTAATCTGATTGGAGTTATTGCTTCTGGTACTGGTATTGAAATTAAGGATAGTGACTCTGTTGTTGGTTCTGCTGGAACCGTCAACTTTGGAGATGGATTGGCAGTATCACCAGTATCTGCTGGTGTTGTTACTGTCACTGCATCAGGTGGTTCGCTTCAAAGTAGAACCATCGTTTCAGCATCAACTACTTCAATCGCAGATGATGCGGTTGGGTTTACTACTGCTGCAGGATTTAAAGCATATACCTTAATGAAGGTAGGTGTATCGACTGCAGCTTGGATTAGAATATATACTGATAGTACATCTAGAGCTAATGACAGTTCTAGATCTGTTGGAGAAGATCCATCACCAGGAAGTGGCGTAATTGCAGAGGTAGTAACCACTGGAATTTCTACGCAACAAATGATTACTCCTTTTGCTATGGGTGGAAATATGGACGATCCCGTTAGTAACGTTATTTACTTGGCAATCAAAAACCTTTCTGGTTCAACGCAAACAATTACTGCAAACCTCACCATTCTTCAACTGGAGGCTCAATAAGAAATGGCTGTATCAATTAGCACCGTAGGCATTAATACTGCAAATGCCGGAACTTGGACTCGAACTGAAGCACTAGATCTACTAGGACTTGGATTAAGTGTTGCTCAACTTCATGGATCCCCACAAAGTGGACTTGTAGTTGGAGTTTCCACATTTAATGGTGGAGGTAAAGTTGCTATATCTCAAGATAAGTACTATCAGGATGTAAGACCTATTTCCACAACTGGAGTGGGAACTGGTGCATCATTTTACATTTATAGAGAAAATGATAATGATGAGATTATGGGAATTGTTGTCAACCGCCCTGGGTATGGTTACACTGGAGGAGAGGTAGTAACGATAAGTGCAGAAGATATTGGTGGATCTGTAAATGGTGCCAGTAACATGGAACTGAAACTAGTTATTGATGCAAATATTAGTGGCGGATCTGGTTATGCTCTAACTTTCACTGGTACGGGTAGTACTTCTATTCAATCTAGAGGTTATGATAAAAATGGGTATCAGTCTATTGGAACTGATAGAACATATACCTTTACTGAAGGTGATACCATATCTTTCCATAATGATACTGTTAATGAATATAGTGATTATGACTATATGGGTTTAGTTAGATACATTGACGATAGACCGAGTGCAACTGCTATTAGTATTGCATCTACTCATTATGTCTGGTCGTATGGATCAACTATTAATGTCGGTATTACTACTTCCTGGACTCCAAGTCGTGGAGAGGCTGGAACTTATTTCTTTGCTAGAAAATATTCTGAGAATGAAGATTATACTACAATTGTTGTAGAACCTGCGAATAGTGGAAACGTTACTCCTGTAAGTTATGGATCAACTACTGGTTGGTATGATCAAAACCCAGAGGAAGATAATAATTCTGCTGGTAGAGTACTTAAATTAGATGTAGATAGTAATAAAAAATTTGGAACAACCTATCATATGATTTTTCATGTTAATGGTAGCGAGTTATATACCAATGGATATGCTGGGTGGTTTCCAATTGACACTAAAACAAGGTATAATGGATACTACCAAGATGGCATGAACCAAAGGCAACAATTCGGTGGACACGCTTATGGAAAGAGATGGGCTGGATCACACTACCTAGATGGTAGTTCTTATAGTGATATCTTCAATCAGTATGAAAGTATGCTGAATAATACTTATACGGATGGTAATTATGGAATGCGCTATAATAATTATCAAAAATTGTGTGACATTCCAACAAGTTATACTTCTTATGAGTTGAATTTAAAGATATACAAATCTGGACTTGATCCGAACTTTGTTGTTTTTATATGGAAGTTACCAACGTTATCTTCCTCAGACATTAATGATAATGCCACAGGTTGTTTCTTTTTCCATAACTTTACTACGAGTGTATTTGATTTAGATTATTATAATTTGGGAACTATTACTAGAATAGATCCATATAATTCATCAAACATGAGTAGTGGTAGTATCGCTCCTCAATTGGAGTTTTACACTTATCTTGTAAATACTGTTGCTAATGGTGCTAAGAGAAGCGCTATGAGAGGTTATGCTGGAGATGAAGACTGGTATACTACTGACAGGTACGAAGCAAGTCCCCATACTGAATCAAACGATTATAATGCTACAAAATTATATTACAGACCAGATTCAAGTGATGAAAGATATGCTACTCGTATGACCTCTGATAATACTACTTATATTGGTGATAATATACCTTCTAGTGCATCTTCTAATAACGTAATTAAAGGACTGCCTTTAAATAGTCGCACACTACCTTGTCCTTACTATATACCAGATGATTTTGTATTGATTCAATTCGATTATAATGCTACATCTGCAAACATTCAGAACGGTGACACAGTTACTATCAGTGGATCTGAGGTTTATGAAGTGATTACTGGTTCATATGATACTAATGACGAAAGTAGAACCAAGGGTATTCTATTCTGTGCGAGGATAGTTTGATGGCTGATTATTCACTCAACAACGTAACAACCGCAGTAGATGGTACTCCAGATGCTGCGGAGTTTGGTTCATCAGTTCAATCTGCAACTTTTGAAACAACCAATGGAACTATTTCCCCAGGTGAAGTAGTTAATATTTTCATGGGCCCGATTGGATCTGCAGTTCCTGCTTATGAACCAGATAGACCACACAGGGGACAATTATACCCACGATTTGACCACTAAATAAAAGAAATTGATTTAAATTATGGCTACTTCGATTAAAGTCTCCGATACCATCGAAAGACTTCCCGCGAATCCATTCGCCTTTGAAGTTCTAAATCTTGTATCAAAACAAAAAAGTAATGCAAAGAAGGCTCAAGTACTGAGAGAATATAATGATCCTTCTTTGCAGACTCTATTGATCTGGAACTTTGATGAGAGTGTAATCTCTCTTCTCCCTCAGGGTGTTGCGCCCTTTGCTAGTACTAAAGAACAAACTTCTTATTCTGGTACACTGGGTGAGAGGATTGAAACAGCTGTGAAGATGATGGATGAACTTGGTTCTCAATCTTTGGGATCTCAAGATCAAGGTCAGACTTCTATTAGAAAAGAATACAAATATTTTTACAACTTTATCAAGGGTGGTAATGATGGACTCTCCTCTATGAAGAGGGAGACTATGTTTATCAATATTCTGGAAGGTCTTCATCCCCTAGAGGCAGAACTTCTTTTGCTCACAAAAGATCATAATCTACAGACCAAGTATAAGATCAGCAAGAAAAACGTGTCGGATGCGTATCCAGAAATACAATGGGGTAACAGATCTTAAATTCGGATTTCACCACACGCTTGACAAAGTAGACTCCCTGGTATATTATAAATAAGTGATCGAGACAAAATGTTTCGATTTATTACAGACTCATGTCGAGAGTCTTCTCATCTGCGGGTAAACACTCCGCAAGTAAACTACGAGGTATTAAAATGTTCAAAACGACTATCGCTGCGGCAGCTGCCGCTGTTGCTTTCGCTCCTGCCGCTGCCCTAGCCGGTCCATACGTTAACGTCGAGACCAATGCTGGCTGGACTGGATCTGACTACAACGGAGCCGCGACTGATTTCCACGTTGGCTACGAAGGCGCTATCGGAGATGGTGCATCTTACTACGTCCAAGGTGGCGCTACTCTTCTGAGTCCTGACGGTGCTGAGAGTGAGACCGTTCCTTCTGGTAAGGCTGGTCTTGGTTTCGCCGTAACCGATTCCCTTGGAGCGTATGGTGAAGTCTCCTTCGTCGGTTCAGGTGATGACGACATCGACCGTGGTTATGGCGGTAAGCTGGGTGTTAAGTACTCCTTCTGATCACTTGACATCGTGATATAATATAGGGGTCTACGGACCCCCTTTTTTTATGCTAAAAATTTTATTTCATCCAGTCACAACTTTCAACCTACTAATAGTCGGAAGTTTAGGAATGATTGAGTTGGTTCACGTCAGATCACACCATACTTTAGAACAAGATGTCCATGGACATGTTCATAGAGCATTAAAAAATAATCCAGAACTAGCAAGGTCAGCGTGTTGGGAGTTAGACTTATGAAAAAGAAAGTAAAAAAAATGATGGAATGGTTCTATGATGAATCATATAGAGGAGAACAAAACATTGCAGAATTCAAAAATCTTTATGATCTTGTAGAGAAACTGCAGTATCGTCTAGAAGATATGGAGAGTGAACATATGCAACTCATAGTTCGGATTGCCCATCTTGAAGCAGAGTTAGACAATCATGAACATGAGTTGCGATCTGACCAGAACCATATATAATAGTATCAGACCCACCTTTTTGCAATGTCCGAGTTTCCGAAAGATTGGAGGTATGCTGACGACAGGATGCAAATGAGAGCAGCAGTATTTCGCGCTCTCAGTCATCATCTAAATGATCATTGCCGTGCAGTATATGAATTTTGTCATGACTGGGTAAGTCAAGGCAATAGCAACACCAACAACATTGAACACCATTTTCAGAATTATTTGAAGGAGACGAAACGTGAACAAGTTTACACCCTTGAAAAATGCCTTGACATCGATTTCGATTATTCTAAGTACTACGCTCCTTAACGGGACTAATGTCTTAGCTGAAGAAAAGATAAAGGGATTCCATACTTACGACTCGATGGGCTGTATGTTGCTTCGCGAGTGTACTGAAGATGTTTACGAAATCAAATCTAGCCGCGATTTACGGGATCACTATCCTGATACTGATTTTGATCGTATTAGTTTGGAGTTCGATCGCATCGTTAGGTCCCTTAACGCAGTCGGAGTTGGGGTTTTTCTAGCAGATCAAAGATGGTTTCCCGTTGGACATCGTGGTGTATATCACACCGTTAGTAATAACTTTTTCCTCAATAAAGCATTCATGCATCGACCTCATGTTCTTATGAGTGTCACTCGTCATGAGGGTTGGCACGCTGCACAAGATTGTATGGCGGGTAGTATTGAAAATAGTATGATTGCTATAATTATGGATGAAGAAAAAGTTCCAGAAATTTGGGCAGAAATGGTAAGACGAACCTATCCTCCTTCTGCACAACCTTGGGAAGCGGAAGCAACATGGGCGGGTAAGACTGAGGGCATGACCCAGGCTGCATTGGAAGCGTGTGCAACTGGTTCTATGTGGGAGGTTTACAAACCCACCCCCATGACGTTAGAATGGTTACGTGAAAACAACTTTGTCAACTGATGGTACGAACTCAAAAGGCTCTCGAAAAAAACGTCAAGACTCTGAACAAGAAAACTCGTAAAATCAAGAAGGAAGATTTCAAGTTCACATTCACCAAATCTAAGGATGACGAACTTTTCCCCCATGCACCAACTTTCCCGTGGAGACTCGAAGATAAAAGGGAAAGCAAAACCTGTTGGTTTCAATGTCAAGAACATGTTGAGAAATATTTGACTAGGTATAAAATGATATCTAAAGAATATAAGTGTCAGTTGTCTAGTAAATATGCAAATAATTGATAATCTTCTTAGTCAAGAAGATTTTAACAACTTACATGACACTATGATGTCTAATGAGTTTCCTTGGTATTGGAGTTGGACCAAAACCAAGGATCCTTTTGATGAGGGTGGTGATAATTGTGTTCACAATTGCCAGTTGGTTCATCATTACTTTAGAGACTTTGAAAAAAGCACTGGTTATTGGTATCTCATAGAACCTATTGTAGAGTATTTAAATCCTACTGCTTTTCTAAGAATAAAAGCTAATTTAACATTAGCTACACCACAGATAATAGAAACATATATGCATACAGATTTTCAGCCTGATGAAAAAGGAAACTGGAAAACTGCTTTGTTTTATCTGAATACTAATGATGGATATACTAAATTTATTGATGGAGAAGTAGTTCAAACAATCGCAAATAGATTAGTCATATTTGATGGCCACACTAAACATTGTGGAACCACACATACAAATGCAAAGTTCAGGACAGTCATAAATTTCAACTATTACCCTTGTCTTTAATTACTGATATAGTAGGGATATATAACTATACACTTCTCTAAATACAGCTGCCTTGTTTCTATCATATGGGTGGTTCAAAACCCGCTAAGGTAGAAGATAAGGACCATGATGAAGATAAGAGTGAAGTTCTTGGTAATCTGGTGAAAGTTGTCGTACTTATATGGTCCGCATCTCTTCTCACGTTTAGCTACGTCAGACTTCCAAACGGTCAAAAAATTCTTGATTTTGACCCTACCTTCATTGCATCAGTGTTTTCTGGCTCTCTGGCCGCTTTCGGACTTTCTCCTGCTAAGGCGGGTGGAAATGGAAACGGAAAGACTCAAGCCAGGAAAAATGAAGACACTGCCCCTCCAGTTCAATCTGCTATCGAACCAAAGGATAGACCAAAACAATAACCCAGGGGGTTATCATGAAAAAAATCAACACTGCTGTTTTAAACGTCACTGTTGCGATCATAGACTACCTTTATAGAGGTAGGCATTTTCAACGTTTTTGGGTGCTTGAGGAAATTGCTCGAGCACCCTATTTTGCATTTTTAAGTGTCTTACATTTAAGAGAATCCTTAGGTTTACGTGGTCAATGGCATGTATACTTAATGAAAGAACATTTCGAGCAATCAGTCAATGAAACAGAGCATCTGGAATTTATGGAATCTAGGGGTGGTAATCGTTATTGGATTGATCGCTTTGTTGCCAGACACCTCGTTCTCCTCTACTATTGGATCAATGTGGCTTATTATTGGTTGGCTCCTCGCTGTGCATACCATCTGTCATACGAAATAGAAATTCATGCAGCCGAAACATACGCACATTATCTTGCATATGAAGATTATTATGACCAAGACATTTGGAGAATTATGAATGATGAGGTTCAACATTTTCAAGAACTTGCAGAGGCTATGAGGATCATTGATCCTGATCACTTAACTGTAAGAGAAAAGGATCGTCAACCATTCCCACCAGATGTAAGTGATTTAATAGTAAAACAGGAGGTTATGACATGACAACTAACGAAATTAAGAACTTTAAAGGGTATAGAATATGAGCCAATTCTGTTTTACGGATCTCAGTGAAGATCAACGCCGTCTTTTAATTGATGCAGTATGGATGCGTCAACGAAAATTTGTTGCAGGAGATAGAATGTTTAAAGAGTATGGAAAACTACTCGACGATCTACGAGTAGGATATGAAGACTATGTTCCTGGAAAGTATAGATGAGTAGACTTGTTATATTCGGTGCGACAGGAGATCTCTGTCGTCGTAAATTGATTCCATCATTATATAAACTTTGGGAGAAAAATTTACTTCCAAATAGTTTTTTAATTGTTGGTGCTTCTCGTAGAGAACTTCCAAGAGATATTTGGTTAAATGACCTTGGTAACTATCCAGAGGAATTTACCGACTGGTTAGATTTTGTTTCTGCAGACCTTGATTGCCAAGAAAGTCTGAATAAGTTGCACGATAAAAGTGTAGATTCAACATACTTCTTATCTGTTCCTCCAGAGAGATATGCAAATGCAATCATCAACCTCAAAGAAGCAGGGTTCTTGGATGACCCTGACCATTCCAGAGTGGTTATCGAGAAACCCTTTGGGTACGATTATCAATCTGCTGATCATCTACAGTCAGTGGTGGGCAGATGTTTACGCGAAAAACAAGTTTATCGCATTGACCATTATCTTGGTAAAGATACTGTTAATAACATCCTTGCCACTCGTTTTAGCAATATTCTACTGGAACCACTTTGGAATAGGAATTATGTAGAAGAGGTTCAAATTTATGCAACAGAAACCATTGGTTGTGAAGGCAGATCTCAGTATTATGAAACTGCAGGTGCAGTCAGAGACATGTTACAGAACCACATGCTTCAAGTTCTTGCATTGATTGCAATGGAAGCACCATGTAGAATGGATGCAAAAGAAATTCGTAGAGAAAAAACAAAGGTTCTTGCTGCATCTAGATTGGGAACTAAACTAATCTGTGGGCAGTATGATGGATATAGAAATGAAGAGGGTGTAGATTCAGAATCAAGAACTCCAACCTTTGTTGCTGGTGACATTTATATCGATAACTGGAGATGGGAAGGTGTACCATTCCACTTTATGACTGGTAAGAAAATGCCTTATCAGTGTTGTGAAGTAGTTATTAAACTCAAAGCTCCACCACAACAATTATTTGAAGGTCATGAATACAATGACCGTATCGTGATGAGACTTCAACCACATCCACACTTCGATATCAGAATTGATATGAAGGCGCCAGGATTTAAAAATGATGTA